TTTACCTTTCGAGTATGAGTTTCTAATTCAAGAGAGGCTAACAGGCGTAGTTGGAATTGATTGGAGTCTTGGAAATTTAGGCTGTATGTTAGGACATAGGCAAGCAGTAGAGTTAGCAAAGCAACAAGGATTAAATGAGGTTCTTGTTTTAGAAGATGATGCAGACATAAAATCTGAACTGCCAAAAAAGTTTCCCTTCCCTTTGACATTTTTAGGAGGCGATTTTACAGAGGGCAGCGAAGAATTACATAACGAAAGATTTACTAACATTGTAGGCAGTCATGCGGTTTATTATCACAAATCAACTTTTGATTACTTGCTGCAAACGCTACCAAACTTAGCTCAACTCAGAGAATTAAAAGATCCATTCATGTTAGAGCCTTATGATATTTGGCTAAGTAAAAACGGGGTAGGCTATCTAAATATTTTTGAATCTAACGATGAAGAGAAAACTCAGACATTCCGCACGGCAAAAAAATTAAAACGAAACTCCTAACAAAATAAATTATGGAAACAGCACAAGAATTATTGGCAAGGCAAACCCAAGAGCATGAGGCACTAATTAATGCAGTGCCTAAAATCGTAACAAACTATCAAATCAAACAAGCTCTAAATACAGTGCCAGAAGATAGGCAAGCGGTTGATTCTTTGGTGGAAGCAAGCGGAGATCAGAATATGATTGACGGATGGAATCATGCAGCAACTTTTACAAGCAACCATCCTTTATTCCTTGGGGCGGTTTCATCTCTTGGATGGAGTCAAGAAAAGGTAGATGACTATCTAAAGTTAGCAGCGACATTCAACTAAATGCACAGCCACAAACAGCACCTAACAGATCATACTAATGATTTTTTTCCTCTCCCTTTGGACTTGAGGGAAATTGGTGATGGTAAGTGGCAGTTGCTTAGAGATTATATCTACCAAGATGATGAATGTGGAACAATAAAAGTTCCCAAGGGATTTATCACAGATCTTTACAGCATACCCAAAATTGTTAGATCAATAGTCAGCAAAATTCAAAACGCTAACGGAAGTGCTGTAATACATGACTACCTCTATACTTCTCAACTCTTTGGAAAAGATGGGAAACAAAAAGCGGATAATGTTTTATTAAGAGCAATGACAAATCACTGGTGTCCTGTAGGATGGTGGAGTAGAAAAAAAATAATGTTAGGTTTGAAAGTTGGTGGCTATTTCGTCTATAAAAACAAATCTAAAAAACATAATGAACTTCTTAATCAATGAGCTTATGAGTTTAGAAAAAGACAACGATAAATTTTTAATTTGGTTTAGTGCAGCCCTAATTGTTATTTATTTTTTGCTTTACGCAATATCACAAAAATGAGTTTCGAATCTGACATAATTAACTTCACTAACAGATCAGTCAAAGAGGTTGATCGAATTAGGAGAGGCGTGATATAATCGACCTTTTTTCTGCCGTTATAAATGATACTCCTGCTGACACTGGATTGCTTAGGGGCAACTGGCAAACTTCAGTAGGCAAACCAAAAAACTCAAAACTGAGTCGAGAAGATAAAACAGGATCAGCAGCTAAAGCAAAAATTGCAAACAATCTTGGCAAATTTGGTGATGCAGTACACATGACTAACAACTTAGCCTATGCTAAAGTGGCAGAGTATGGAGGATGGAATGGACCTACAGAAAAAGTAACTTCAGACGGATTTAGCAGAAAGGCATCGAAAGGAATGGTTAGGAAAAACGCCCTTAGAATTAAGAAGCGTATTCGCAAGTTAGCAGCACAAGCAAAATAAATTTTAAGAATCATGAGTTCATTAGTTAGATCCTCCCTTGTTAAAGCGTTTTTTGATTTATCAACAGCAGAAAGTTGGGACTATACTGTGATAACAGAAAACAGCCCAAAAGAACCAGATCAGAACAAGGTTTGGATTGGTCTAACATATATGCCAGACGTTCCAGATGTTGCTACTCTTGGAGATGGTGGAGAAGATGAACTTGAGGGAATACTTCAGTTAGATATTTATGTGCCTATCGGTAAAGGAGAGAAAGAAGCGTTAGATATCGCAGAGGGGTGGGCAAGAAGTTTGCATACGCAATTGCGGGCGAACTGATGGATTTATAGCTAACAACTTTTTTAGAGTGCCTGTGTCGGTGATCTGGTATTCTCGCTTAACACGCACAATTAACTAAACACCAAACACAAAAATATTATGTCAGATGCTTCACGCCATGCCCTCTACTCTGTAGAGGAATCAACTTACGGGGTAACTCCCGCAACTCCTTCATTCAAAAAACTACGCCATGGAGCGGCTGTTAGTCTTGGAATGTCGAAAGATATTACTGTTAGCGAAGAGCTAAGAGAAGACCGCCAGATCAAATGTGCCAAGCACGGAGTAAAAGCCGTAGCTGGAGATATTGGTTTTGAAATTTCCTATGGATCTTATGACGAAGAGCTAGAAGCTGTTCTGTTAGGCACTTGGGATGTAGACGGAGGCGGGGTAGGAATTGATCGCTTGTTAGGTGGAGTTACTCGCAGGAGTTTCACGCTTATGCGCCATTTCTCAGACCAACTTGCTGCCGATAAACCCTACTATATTTACACGGGGGTAGAGTATAACACGCTGAACCTCACTGTAGCACCCGTAGGGACGCTTACAGGCTCTTTCGGCACTATCGGGCAGAATATGTCAGTAAATGAGACAGAACCAGCAGGATCAGTTCTGGGGACAACAAGCGCAAACTGTCCTTTTAATGGATTCACTGGATCTGTTAAAGTTGACGGCACTCTTATCTCCATCATTACGGAACTAACCTTAACTCTGGAAAATGGTCTTGAGGCTCGAAACGTAGTTGGATCTGATCTAACCGAATACCCAACTATTGGACGTTCTACGCTAACAGGATCTGCAACCATGTATTTTGAGAACGCTGAACAGGTTGAGAAGTTTATCAATGAGACAGAATCAAGCATTGAATTTGAACTTAACGATGGAACTAACAAGTATGAATTTCTGATCCCTCGCGTCACTTATACAGGAGGAGCTAATCCCGATGTGAGTGGAGCAGGGGCAATAACCCTTGCAGTGCCATTCCAAGCACTTGTTGATGATACAACAGTATTGTCTAACATCCAAATAGATATCGCTCGGCAGTTTAATTCTTTTCTGCCTCATGCAAAGGGGGGTGCGCATCCTTTAGCGAAAAGCAACGCACACTAATTAAAAAAAAAATGAAAGACCTAGAAGGATTCGCCACAGCGAAATTATCAGAAGAAGGAGTTAAGATTCCACTAACAGATGTTGAGGGAAACGAAACAGAACATTGGATTAAAATTAAAAGCACAGATTCTGTTTCTTTTAAAAAAGCCCAATCGAAATTTAGAAAGAAGCTGTTAGAAATTCATGAGTTGGCTGAAGCGGATGAGAATTTAGATTCCGTTATAGAAGCCGACAAAATAACATTAGCTTTGCTTGCTTCAGTTGTAGTCTCTTGGAGTTTTAAAAATGATGACGGCACACCTTACAAGTGTACAAACTCTAACATTATTAAGGTATTAAAAGACGCTCCAATTTTAGCGCAAGAAATTGATGTGGCATCAGCCAGAAGGAAAAATTTTATCAAAAGGAGCTTGGAAGAATCGAGAATTTTGCAAGAGAACAATTCAAGCTCCAAAAAAGACCAGAAGGAAGCAAAACTTCTCAAATCCAGCACTTAAAACAAGTTTGGAAAACAACAGGAGTTAAGCCAAAAGAATTAGAAGAATTAAAACCGTTACCAGATCATCTTTTATACGTCTTAGAATATTACCAAGAATTAAAAACAGATAAGCCTATTGATTTTAAAGAAATTGATTGCTGGTCAAGCCTAACAGGAATTGAACTAAGCGATTTTGACATTAAAGCAATTAGACTTATAGACCAAATACAACTGAATAGCCTCCATGATTGAAGACGTAGCAAGATTAAGACTAACAGTTGATTCAACTGGAATTACTCAAGCCAGAACCAAACTCAACTCCTTGGGTAATGCTGGATCTTCTGTTACTAAAAAAATAGCGGCGGGAGCTACAGCATCAAGAATTGCCTTTGGAGCATTGGCAGTAGGAGTAACTGCAGTGGGAGCTACAGTTGTAAAAACAACAAGAGAGTGGCTAAAGTTTAATACCGCCATGAAGGAGGTGCAAACTATTGCAGGGGCTAGTGCTAAAGAAATGGATTCGCTTCGATTGAAAGCGTTAGGGATCGCTCAAGCACTTGGAGTTGATGCTACAGAAGCAGCAGAAGGTTTTTACCAAGCAATCTCAGCGGGTGTTCCTACTGCAGAGGTTGATAAATTTGTTAAAGTTGCAGCGCAATTAGCGCAAGGTGGCTTGGCAGATATTGGATCTGCTACAGATCTTCTAACAACAGCACTGAATAGTTATGGCAAGTCTGCCGATAACGCAACGCAAGTTAGTGACCAATTATTCAGAACTGTAAAGTTAGGCAAGACAACCATACCTTTACTTGCTAGGAGTCTTGCTAGGGCTTCAGCCACAGCTAACACGGCAGGAGTTAGTTTAGAAGAATTGTTAGGCATCACTGCAGCCACGACAAAGCAGGGAGTTAAAACAGCAGAGAGTTTCACACAAGTTAAAGCTGCCATTGTTGCACTTTTGAATCCATCCGAAACGATGGCTGCAATCTATGAGAAGTTAGGCGTTGAGGGTGGCAGAGCTTTAATTGAGCAAGAAGGATTAGCGGGAGCGTTAGAGAAAGTTAGGTTAGCGGCTGGTGGTAGTGACGAAGTGCTTGTGAAGGCTTTGAGATCTATTGAGGCTTATAGTCTAACCGCATCCATAACAGGAGCGAAGTTAGAGGAAACAAAGAAGGCTATTGAAGCGATAGGGGAAGCCTCTGGAGATACTGCAGAAGCCTCGAAAATAGCAGGAGAAACGCTTGGCACATCATTAAAAAAACTTGGCAATTCGTTTTTAATCATGGCAGAAAATGCTAACCAAGCTACAGGGGCTAACGAAGGGCTTTCGGGGGTTCTATTGCAGACTTTGCTGATGTGTTAGCAGATCCAGAAATTTTCAGAGCATACTTTATAGCATTAAACGAATTTCCCGCTATCATAGGAAGATGGATTTTCTTAGGGCAAAATGCAGAGCAACAAGTTGAAAACTTTGGTAAAAAGTTAGAGGATGGAGCGGTTGATATTGCCAAGTATGAAAAAAGTTTAGCAGACTCAGCAGAGAAAAGGGCTTTAAGATCTGGCTCACTATTAAAAGTTGCAGAGAAGGTGTTAGAGGTTGAAAAAGAGTTAGCCAAGCAAAGAAAAATAGCAAGCGACTACGGAGGCGAAGAGAATCTACAACAGTTAGATGATGACATAAAAAGGGTTTCGCAATCTTTGAAAGTCATGGCTGATAATCTTAACCGAGGAAAGATTACTTTATCAGAATACAAAAAAGGCTTGGCTAATCTTGCAAACCTAACAGCCTCACGAAATCGAGTAGCTGCGGAACTTGAAACGACCAAAGAGTTAGAAAAGCAACTTGGGGTTTACATGAGAATCGGAGGTGCTGGAGGTCAAATTGCAGAAGAACAATTTAAAATAATTGTAAAACTTGCAAGATTAAATGAGTTGCTTACAAGCAACAAAATTACAACAGAACAATGGAGAGCGGAAGCTGCAAAATTAAAACAAACTTTTGGTGAAGTAGAAGGTAGAGTTCAATCTTTCGGGAAAACATTCGCAACTGTATTCGGTCTTATAGCTGAATCAAACCAAGAGCTTATTGATATAGGACAAAAAGCGTTAGATATTGCAGGAGCGGAAATAAAACTTGCTGCAATGTTTGGCGAGGAAACCGACAAGAACATAAAAATTCTTGAAGATAAGCTAACAGTTTTTGATGATTTTCTTGCCACAGGCAAAACGCTAAATGCAGATCAGCAATGGCTTTTAAATCTTTACGAAAATCAGCTTCAAGCATTAAGAGATCAAAACGCTGAAAAGGGGAAAAGTGCTGCTCAATCAGCAAGAGAAGTTATAAGAGAAAATCTGGCAACAAAGCAAGAAAGGGCTTCCATAGAATATACGAGAACAGTAACCGAAATTAAAAAAGCAAAATTTGAGCCAGAAGAAGAAGCGCAATTTATACAAAGAGCGGGAGATCAATTTGCAGAAGACATAAAGCCAGATGAAGAGAGACAAGGCGCAACTAACAAGGCTATTGATTTACAGGAAGGCATTGACCAAGAAGCTGAACAGTTAGAACAATATTATGAATCGGATTTGCAAAGAATTGCAAGGCACGAAGAAGACAAGAGAAAGATTATTAACGAAGCTACAAATCTAACTTATCAGCAGAGAACGGATTTAATAAAAAAAATAGAAGATGACGCAATCGAACAAAGGCTTAAAGCAGAACGTGATTCTTTGAATCAAAAACTTGATGCGACAAAAGACTTCTTTGGAGGCATGAGTGCATTAGCTGGAGCATTTGGCAAAAAGGGATTTAAAACAGCGCAAGCATTTGCGATAGTAGAAGCCACAATAAGCACATATCAAAGCGCAGCAAAAGCGATGGCTACTGTTCCTTATCCCTACAACTTTATAGCTGCAGCGGGTAATATTGCTTACGGATTGGCTCAAGTGGCACAGATACGCTCTCAGCAGCCTCCTGCATACCAGCAAGGAGGTATTGTAAGCGGTGCTTCTTACGGGGGAGATCAGATAAACGCCAGACTAAATAGCGGGGAAATGGTTCTAAACAAAACTCAGCAATCTTTTCAAGAGGCGGGAATGTAACTATTGTAAACAATGCACCTGTTCAGTTAGAGGGAGAAGTAGAGCAAGACGATGACGGCAACTTTAAGATAATTGTTGCGCAAGCAGTAGAGCAAGCCAAGATAGAACTAACAAATGAAGCCAGAGAGGGGGGTGGTGATTTTGTTCCAGCACTAGAAACTAACTACGGATTAAATAGACGATAATAATATGATAGATTGGAATGATACAAACTTGCCTAATCCCGCTACTTTAAGCGTAACTAACAAGAGCCAGAACCTCCGCAAAAAAATGGAGTCTGGAAGGACTGTACAACGGCAAAGATGGTCAACACCCCC